TTTAGGCCTACCAGTGCTTATTCTTGGGTTGAAAGATTTTTTATGAAGAGTCTTGCGTTCGTCAGACCAGCCGAGTGTGCTTCGACAAGATTGATTACCACAAGTTTTATGTTTGAGATTGATTTTTGAATTGCCGCAAACAGGACAATAAATAGACATGCTGGTGCTCCTTGTAAGCATTAGAGTCCGTGGGAGCGCCAACTCCGTGACGGACACATCTATTTAGTAAAATCGTTTTCTCTACTCTGCTAAATAGTATGTAGCATCGGAGGTATAGATGACGACATTTGGAGTGCCATTAGTTTTTCCTGCTGATCTTGCATCAAAGCAGCAAGGTCACTACATGAAAATACAGATATTTCCTACCAAGGGTGGTAGCACAACTGAGCAGTCTGCCCAAACAATATTTCTATTTGTTCCTGGTGGAAATCAAAATGGTCCTCTCTCATGGCCATTAGTTCACGAATACGATGACGTTAAATTAACAAAACTAGCCACTGGCGCAATCGGTGCTGTAACAGCGGCAATACCAGGAGGCGATGTTTTAACTAATCTCGCTGGTAAGGGTGCTGACGCCGCAGTTGCTGGTGCTAGAATTAGAGGTTTAGGAACAATCAATCCAAAGATTGACGTTCTCTATAGTAATACAGAATTGCGTAGATTTCAGTTTAGTTTCTTCTTTGCTCCTGAATCCTCAGAAGAAAGTTCAACTCTAAAAAAGATCATCAAGGCCTTGAGAAAATATTCTGCTCCTGAATTGACAGGCCTGCCTCCAATGCTTCAAGGTACAGGAATCGGTGATGTTCTAGGACAAATAATGGGACAGACAGGTGCGTTTACTGGAACATCTGGTCAGGGATCACAATTAAAGTCTGGTCTATGGTTCATACCACCAGCAGAGTTTTTGATTTCATTTCACATCATTTCTTCTGATTTGAGTTCTTCTTCAGAAAATCAATACATACCAAAAATTGGCAGATGTATCTTAGAAAGAATTGACGTTGATTTCTCACCAGGTCAAAACGAGTTCAGCACCTTTAATGATGGTGCACCAACAAACGTTCAGTTGACTATGCTATTCAGAGAAATGCGTGTTATAAGTCAGGCAGATATCGAAAGCGGATACTAAAATGGGTATTACTCAAGTTACACAAAAGGGACTAAAAGATTTGAACATGGGACGCTTCAGAAGCGTTCTTGACTCAGGATCTAGTTTAGCAAAGGCCTGTCGTTATATTGTAGCAATCAGACCTCCACAGTCAATTAAATCATTTCCAAAAGAACTTCATTATCTCTGTGAAGCAGCAGAATTACCAGGTCGTGGATTCAACGTAGTTCAAACAAGATACTACGGTCCGTCTCAGATGTTTCCTGTCAATTCAGAATATCAACCAATCGTATTGACGTTTATGTGTAGATCAGACAGTGAAGAAAGACGTTTCTTTGATGATTGGTTAGACACAATCAATCCAGTAGATAATTTCAACTTTGCATATCCAAATGATTACTACAGTGAGATTGAGGTCTATCAGTATGCAGAATACGGTGAAAAGGGAGCTGCTACACCAACGGCACACATATCATATAGTTGGACATTAAAGAAAGCCTGGCCAACGCTCGTTAGTCCGCAACCTGTCAATTGGGCAGAGACAGATTATTTAAGATTACAAGTTTCATTTGCATATAAGTATTGGGAAAGACCAAATCTACAATAACAATGGAGTTATATTATGTCATTACCTAAGATTGATTTGCCGACATACGACTTTACTATTCCTTCAAGTGGCAAAGTTGTTAAAGTCAGACCGTTTACTGTAAAAGAAGAAAAGTTGCTATTGATTGCAATCGAATCAAAAGTAGCATCCGATATTATCTCTTCAGTAAAACAGGTAATCAATAACTGTATAGTAGAAGGCGACGTTGACGTTGACAAGTTACCATTCTTTGATATCGATTATCTCTTTATATTTCTACGTGCAAAGTCAGTTGGTGAAACAGCAACGGTCAGTCTGACTTGCAATAATACGCTAGAAGATGGATCAACATGCGGTCATAACTTTGTGACCGAAGCTGATGTTGGTAATGTTGAACTAGTAAAATTTGACGGTGTAGTTGACGATATTAAACTCGGTCCAGCAGCCGGCGTCAGAATGAGATATCCAAATTATAGTATTATGAGAAAGATTGAAGAACTACCAGACATTGATAAGAAGACGCATATCATTGTCAGTTCTATCGATTACATATATGACAAAAAGGGTATGCACTCATACAAAGACTATACAACGGATGAACTAAAAGACTTCGTTGAAGGACTGACGGAAGAGAACTATAAGAAACTAGAAGCATACGTGGACAGATTTCCTACAATCTACGGAAAGATTGAAGCAGACTGTCCTAAATGCAAATTTCACCATACAGTGAGGTATACAGAGTTCTATGATTTTTTTACTTGATAATGGGTCACGATACGTTAGCAAATCATATTAAGTCTAACTTTAATCTGATTCATCATCATAAATGGAACTTAGGTGAAATTGACACTATGATGCCATGGGAAAAGCATATCTATGTTGAATTACTAAACGCATGGATTAAAGAACAAGAAGATAATGCAAAACAGCGTGAAGCAGATCATAAGAACATGATGTCACAACTCAGCAGAAGAAGAATGTAATGGCTTTTACAGTAGGTAACGAAAATAGAGATATCTTTTCTAGATTAAGAAAGATGACTCCTATAAAACGTATTGAAATGTTCGATCAGTATAAATCCCAAGCTGGTGGATCTACTCCATTTTCGATGCTTACTCCTGAACAATTTGCTGAACTATTCCCAAAGTATTATATGCAGAAGCTACCAGACGTTGGTGGATTCTTTAAAGCATTATCTAGCAAGAAAGAACTAGGTGGCGAAGGTCAGACATACGGACCACATGGTAATACAACAGGAACAGCATCAGCTACTCCAGCATCAAGTGAAAGAATAACAAACACTGTCAAAGCAAAAGAAATTTATGATTATATCAGATCAAAAGGTGTTGATCATAATCATGCTGTAGGTATTATTAACAATATGAAATATGAGTCTGCATTTAACTCTGGTGCAGAGCATGTTGATAATAACGGTTTAATGTCCGGTGGTTTGTTTCAGCATAATGGTACCAGATATAAAGCAATGACTGAATATGTCGGCGCAGATTGGAAGACAAACTGGAAAAAGCAGATTGACTTTGCTATGACAGAAGGTGACATGAAAAAATATTTGGCGATAGATTATTCTAACGCCACTGATGCTAGTAAAGGATTCACATCAACATTCGAAAGACCTTGGCAGACAGAAAAAACTGCGGCATATCGTGCAGGTACTGCCGAAGGTTATGGCACAGCAATGTCACAGAGCGGTCCATCAACTACGTCTGGTGGTAACTTTGAAACAACCTCCTCAGGATTTATTGTACCAAAAGATAAAACTTTATACAGTCCAGGAAATGAACAGCAATGCGCCACGCTTGCTAAAGGATTGAATCCAGAGATCGGTAGATCAAGCGGATGGACAGTTGTTCCTGGTGATATTAAACCTGGTATGACAGTTGCTACTATGCGTTATAATCTACCAGGCGGTGATAGAACTGGTTCAGGTTATCACTCAGGCGTTGCAATGTCAGCACCAGATAAAGACGGTAACTTCCTATTGCTAGAACAATTCAATGGTCAGCCAGCAAGAGTTAGAAAAGTAAATCTTACCTATGGCGGTGGTGCAATGGGTGGCACCACACAGTTCGGTCTAATCTCATCAAACGGAAAACTACATACCGAGCAATCACTCGAAGCATTAAACTACGGTGCAAGATTAGCACCAGATGAAGAATCCAAAAAGATCATAACTGGCAATCATGATGCAGTAACCAAAGGTGAAACAACAGGATCGCAACAAGGAACTGGTAGCGTTAGTGTTAATCAACAAGAAGCACCAGCGGGTGTTCCTGGTCCTCAGACTAATCTACAGCAACAAGAAACTGTTAAGAGTATTCAAACAGCATCAATCGGCGACATGATGCGAATGGCTGGTGATATGGCAGGATTCTTCATGCGTGGTGAAGGTATGGGTGGATCACCAAAGAAGCATGTTAGAGCAGCACAGACTAACGGAGCAATTACATATAATCCAAATGTTGTTTCAACTGGTCTAAATGCTGGATCAAGTCTAGTAGATTATGTTGGTGATATGATCACAAAAGCAATAGGTCTAACAAAAGAACAATTCAATGCTATGAGACAAGCAAAAGCAAGTATTGAAAGTTCTGGTGGTAAGTATGATCTCAGAGGTGGATCAAGCAAACGTTTTGCCGGTGCATATCAAATGGGCGGAGCAGAAATTATAGACGCCGCAAGAAGACTTGGTATTGAAGCTCCAGTTGTTAAAGCAAAAAGCGGAAAAGTAGTTGCTAGTGATCAATTTCTGAAAGATCCGCATCTACAAGAACGCCTCCATGAGTCGTTTGTTATAGGTCAGCATGAGAGACTTATGAAGAATAAGATATATGCTGGATTACCTCCAGAAGAAAAAGCATCAACATTGATGATTGCTCATAATGCTGGTGCTGGCGGCGCATCAAAATATTTAAGAACCGGACAAGCTAAAAAAGATGCTTTTGGTACACGTCCAGAACAATATGCAGGACACTTTAAAAGACAGTTGCAGGGATTGCAATCATCTCAAACTGCGGCAGCACCTCCTTCTCCACCAACACAGGCACAACAGAAGATACAGACTGCTGGACCTGCTCCTACTCCTGCTGCGCCAACTACTGCTACAGTAGCACCTGCTCCTAAGTCTAAAATAGAACAGGCCTATGGTAAAGTTAAGGGGTTCTTTGAAGGACAAACTTCAACTGCACAAGAGGTTCAAAGAAATAATTATAGTGATGTAGCAGGACGTTTAAGACAACTAAAGACTACACAACAACCTCTAGCACCAGAACCAGTGCCGACAGGAGGAATGGATTTTGACACTCCCGAAACAAGACAGAGATTAGAACAGGAGTCAACAAGAGATAAGCAGTCATTCAATATGTCACCCGCTACTCCTCCACAAAGACCGGTCACAATCGACGCTTTCAACGATAGACCGGCAAATAAAATGCCATCGGAGTCATTAGCAAGAGCAATGATGAATACAAAAGATCCTATAGGTGCTAATAAGGATCACGACTTCATGACATCAGTAGGTTCATTCGGATAAAAAAAGGGGAGCATTTCTGCTCCCCAGTTTTCTTAGTCATCAAGATCGGCTAGTTCTCGGAACATAGCCAAATCCTCATCATCATCTTCTACAACTGGAGCCTTAGGTGCTGCTTTCTTAGCGGCAGGCTTTGCCTCAGTAAATGGATCTTTATCATCGCCATCATACTGCA